GTCATCATATCACCCATCATCCAGCCTCTTTGTCTGGATACCAACTGGTAATTACCAGCTTGGTCAGGGACGAAGAAGAATCGTCTCCCGTTGTACAGGGTCTTGCCCAGTACAGCCAGTGCACGGGGAAAACCTTCGTGCACCGATGACAGTTTTATCAAAAACTGCCATATCTGACTGCTTACAGTCAGATTTCCGAAGTCCGTTGCTTCGGAAAGATCTGTGCTCAACGCATAGATCGTAGCACCTTCAGGACGGTGCTGCCACTCCGCCGATTGCGGATTGAGGACTTTTTGGACGAAGCGCCACAAGTGGCGATCCGCCTTAAGTCCTGACTTTACATGCTTGTGTTGTAAAGTCGCCTGGTACATGTGTGCCAGGACGCCCATTATCACTTGATAGGCGTAAGGCGCGACAGTAATCGTACGTGCCTTCGAGGGTTCAACAACCGCGTGAACCCTCACACACCTCACATAAGTGGGGTGGTGCAGGACTGTCTGAACAGCCCAGCTCAGGACATCTCCTGGTGTCCTGACCGGCCGAGGCTTGATCGCCGTCGGCTCGAGCGTTTCCATGTCATAAGTGAAACGCAGGACACGCTTCTTAGCAAGCGTGTCACGGAGGAAAGCAGTCTTTCCCCCCTTGCCTCGAGAAGATTCGAGACAAGCAGTTGTGCCCACGGACACAACCGCGTTAACACCCATGGTGTTAACGGCCATCCTGGTAGCGTCCAGGAGGTACGGTTCAGGGATCTTGACCCTCTCAGAGGGCTCCTGAACCGTTCTCTTGAATTTTTCAAGAGAGTTGCGGATCATCACGTGATCCGCCATGCCCGTCGCCCTGGTCTGGCACCAGGTTAAGACGTAGCGTCCCAGCTCAGCTGGAGACTCGAACCCTACCTTTGATCGGTAGAGGTCGTAATATGGCACCATGTGTGCCATAGGCCGATAGGAATCAATCCTACCGGTAAGGGCAAACGATTTTCGCATGCCCTTCTTCAGACTTTTAAAGTCTGACTGAAACTGCGCGTAATTGTTCGCGCAGTTCTCTAACGCCCATCGCGTTAGACGATCAACCTGAGCTTCGCTCGGGTTGTCTGACGTGCAATAGTACGCCAGAACTGCCGCAGTGGCAGTGTGAAACCAGGAACGTACCTGGTTCAGCCTGCCGGCATCAAGCCGGCGGCGGAGCCTTACCTTGAAGGCTTGAGAAACCTTTACATAAAGGTTTCGCAGCAACACTTGTTGCTGGTCCCTCGGACACAAATCCGAGAGGAATGTTGGCGCGCTGCGCGTGCCAAGAAACCTTTCTAAGAAGAAAGGTTGTATCCGACGTTCAAAAACGTCGGCAACACTTCTGTTCTCACAGAAGTAGTCCTCGAGTCTTTGCTCGAGCGTGGAGCTTGGCTCCACGAGGATTCTGGGCCCCACCCTGCCTATGGTAGGTAAAGGGGGTGCCCAGCGATACGTCATCA